TTAAGTTTTGCATTTTGTCGCCCCTATTAAATAGACTTGAAATAGTCAATCCACGCGTCGATTACTTCCCAACTGATGCCAATAGTTGCATCATGGTTTTGCTTAATTAACTGCAACACTTGGCGCGCTTCGTCATTCGTCAACGAATCGTCGCGTTCTTGAACGTCAGTAAAATGCCAAGAAATATTTATTTCGTCAGGTAATTGGTTTTGCATTTTGTTTTCTCCGGTTTAGGTTGATTTGTACTGCGAGACGAATCCTAGCATAGTCACAAAACTTTTTGTTGTATACCGTAATGATTTACTCAAGTATTATTTGCATGGCAAGTGCGGGCTCAAATAGGGTAGTTTTGAAAAGCAAATTGCCAACGTTAAAACATAGGCGCGACAAGGTTTTTCGGGTTATGTAGGTAATTGTGGGTAATTGTAAAAGTAAAAGAAATCAAAATATTTGTGTACTGTACAGATATACAGTATATGCCTATTATTTAGGCATTCGTACACGACAGCGATTTAAAGTGGGTGCCAAAACTGCCTACATTGCCTACATAGCTATTTGACAACATATTGTGTGCATGTCGCCGTGTATTCGGTGCAAAAAAGTGAGTGCTCACTAACATTGTAAGTTAGTGCTCACTAACCTGGTTAGTTAGTGCCCACTAACTTTGTATGTGAGTGCTTACTAACTTGTTGCTTTTTTGGCATGGGGGGGGTAGGGCCCGTGCACACAGGTCACGGAAACGGAGGCTTAGCAGACAATTTTTTTTTAAATAAAACTGCCCACATTGCCTACACGCTTGCAATCTAAAAATTATTTGTTAATATGCGAGCATGTTCAAATCCATCCCGCTATCCATCCGTAAGCTAGAGGCTACCGAGTCGCGGTTGCAGGCGATCTACGACGCGGCGGCGCTTGGCCTTAAAGGTGACTCGTTGGCGTTAGCCGCTGGCATGTTGCCGCAAGAGTACCGGCAGTTGTGTGAGTTTGATCCGGTTGCTACAATGGCAGAGCAAAAGGGGCGTGCTGATTCTGAGATTGAAGCCAGCTCGCATCTGCGCGAAGCAGCCCGTGCAGGCGACGCCAAGGCGGCGTTAGCCATACTGCAACACAGCCACGGTTGGACGGCCAAGCAAGAAATCAGCATTGACGTCTATCAGAAGATCAGCATTACGCAGGCACTAGAACAAGCCCAAAGCCGAGTCATCGACGGACTCATAACGGAACAGAAACCGGAGTATCTGGAAAATGCCACAGAACGCACTCGCGCCGCCGTCGGTTAACGTACTGCGTCAAGCAGTCGGTGCCGGCAACTACGCCACCACACCCACTACGCCGTTACAAACTTATTCGCCGCGCCCTGGCGTGACATTTGTCGGGCAAGTGCATGGCGAACCCATGACATTGTCCGCTCGCATTAAAGCAGACGCAGCGCAACACGGCGCGTACTATGAAGGCACGGGCGGCGACAAGCTGCCAGGCGTGTCGTATAAAGGGTCGTGGGATGACGCAGCAGCTAAAAGCGTCAAAGGCTACCCGCCAGAATTTTTGTACACCATCTTTACTAACACCGACGTTAACAAGCAAAAAGAAGCGTTGCCTAGTGACGGCACCATATTTGACAGCTTGTTAAAAAACCAAGACAAGTTTGGGTACTTTAAAGACCGCAAGTTTGACAGCAAAACACTGTCAACTTTCCTGCAAAACATGGGGCCGGAGTTCTTGCAAGAAGCCCAGCGCCTAGCGTCAAAAGAAAACGTAGCTGCGTTTTTAGATCGCGGCGAAAACCAGATGTGGAACGCTGACGACACGCCTGCACGCCAGATGGCTAATAAAGCCAACGAGGCGCGCCAACGCTGGTTGCTCTCGCAACCCAAAGGTGTGTACTTTGTAGGCTCCGACCACCTGCAAGACTTGAAACGACTGCAGGGTAAATAATGGCGCAACTGCCGATCTATGATTCCGAGGGCGAGCAGCTCTTAATGACGCGGTTGTGGGCACCCACGATTGCCGACGATCCAGAAGCGTTCGTACTGTTTGCGTTCCCGTGGGGGCAGCCCAACACACCGTTGGCTAAGTTTAAAGGCCCGCGCACCTGGCAGCGCAAGGTGCTGCGCCAGATAGCCCAACATATTAAGACTAACCGTGGCAAAGTTGACATGGACGCCATGCGAACCGCCGTTGCGTCCGGTCGTGGTATTGGTAAGTCGGCGTTGGTTAGTTGGCTAATCCTGTGGATGCTGACCACCCGCATTGGATCATCCGTAATTGTGTCAGCTAACAGTGAAGCGCAGCTACGGTCAGTCACATGGGGTGAGTTGACTAAATGGCAGGCGATGGTGATTAACAACCACTGGTGGGAGATCAGCGCAACTAAGCTGGTGCCTGCTAAGTGGGTGTCCGAGTTAGTTGAGCGCGACCTAAAGAAGGGTACACGTTACTGGGGTGCGGAGGGTAAGCTCTGGTCGGAAGAGAACCCCGATGCGTATGCGGGTGTGCACAACCATGACGGTATGATGCTGATCTTCGATGAAGCAAGCGGTATACCGGACGCCATCTGGTCGGTTGGTGCGGGCTTCTTCACCGAGCCGATACTGGACAGGTATTGGTTTGCGTTCAGTAACCCGCGGCGCAACCAAGGCTACTTCTACGAATGCTTCCACGCTAAGAGGGCGTTTTGGCACACAGAGAACATCGACTCGCGAGATGTCGAGGATACGGACAAACAGATATATGAGCAGATCATTGCGGAATATGGCGAAGATTCGCCGCAGGCTAGGGTTGAGGTCTACGGTGAATTTCCATCGGCTGGCGAAGATCAGTTTATTGGTGCGCGTCTTGTCGACGACGCCGCCGGTCGGCCAAAGTACAAGGACGAAACGGCACCGATTGTTGTCGGAGTTGACCCAGCTCGAGGCGGCGCGGACGCAACCGTCATCGTCGTGCGACAAGGACGAGACTTGGTAGCAATCAAGCGGTACCACGGCGAGGACACCATGACGACCGTTGGACGGGTGATCGACGCAATCGAGGAGTACCGACCGACGCTGACAGTGATCGACGAAGGTGGATTAGGTTACGGGGTACTTGACAGATTGAAGGAACAGCGTTACAAGGTACGTGGTGTAAACTTCGGCTGGAAATCTAGCAAACCCGTCATGTGGGGTAATAAGCGGGCGGAGATGTGGGGTATGATGAAGGATTGGTTAAAGACTGCCAGCATACCAAGTGACAGACAGCTAAAGGCGGATTTGACCGCGCCGATGAAAAAGCCAGACTCGTCGGGTACGATCTACCTAGAAGGTAAAAAAGAAATGAAGTCTCGCGGTCTAGCTTCGCCAGATGCAGCCGACGCACTAGCAGTGACGTTCGCGTTTCCGGTAGCGCACCGTGAGTCGAGTTACGACAGGGCACCGAGGACACCCTCGGCGCGCACGCAATCAAGTGTATCAACCGGATGGATGGGGAACTGACATGGCAACTAAAAAAGGCGTGTCGTTAAGTGTAGGGCGCGGCGAGAAGCAATCCGTGGCTAAAGGCGCGGGATTGACTGCCAAAGGGCGTGAGAAGTATAACGCTGCAACAGGGTCGAACCTCAAAGCGCCTGCTCCACATCCAAAGACTAAAGCAGATGAAGGGCGCAAAAAATCGTTCTGCGCTCGTATGGGTGCCGTTGCGGCTAATGCCAAAGACGGCGAACGCGCGAAAGCGTCACTTAAACGATGGAAATGCTAATGGCTACTAAACCTGGACTGTACGCGAACATTCACGCTAAGCAAGCGCGCATTAAAGCCGGTAGCGGCGAGAAGATGCGTAAGGTAGGATCGCCTGGCGCACCAACTAGCAAAGATTTTAAAGACTCAGCTAAGACAGCTAAGCCTGCTAAGAAAGGTAAATAACATGCCGCTTGTTAAATCGCCAAGCAAAGAAGCGTTTCGTAAGAATGTAAAAGCGGAAATAAAAGCGGGCAAGCCGGTTAAACAGGCTGTTGCTATTGCCTACGCTACTAAACGCGCAGCACCTGCAAAGGGCAAAAAGTAAATGGATTACACAGGCATTAACAAAGCAGCGCAAGTCGCTAACGTAGGCGGGAACCCGCAGCCTACGGATACGACTATGGATGAGAACGACGTATTAGCTACCATGCGTCGTCGTCTTGAGATGGCGGTGTCTGCACTGTCTGATAGCCGATCAGATGAACTAGATGACTTAAAGTTTTACGCAGGATCACCCGACAATCATTGGCAATGGCCATCGGATGTGTTGGCTACTCGTGGAGCGGTGCAAGGTCAAACGATCAACGCACGCCCATGCCTGACAATCAACAAGCTGCCACAACATGTCCGACAAGTCACGAACGACCAAAGACAAAACCGTCCGAGCGGCAAAGTTATTCCTGCCGACGACCGAGCCGACCCAAAAGTTGCCGAGATTTACGATGGAATGGTCAAACACATCGAGTACATCTCGGATGCTGACGTGGCCTATGACACTGCCTGCGAAAACCAAGTAAGTTATGGTGAAGGGTACATCCGTGTCATTACGGAATACTGCGACGAGAATTCGTTTGACCAAGACATCAAGATTATGCGGGTTCGCAACTCGTTCTCGGTGTACATGGATCCAACCATTCAAGACCCGTGCGGCGCTGACGCTAAGTGGTGTTTCATAACGGAAGACTTGCTGCGCGAAGATTACGAGCGCATGTTTCCCGATGCCATGCCGATCACTAGCTTGCAAACACTAGGTATCGGCGACCAATCGTTAAGCACATGGATCGCACAAGATACGGTACGTATTGCCGAGTATTACTACATCGAGTATGAGAAATCAAAACTAAACTTGTACCCAGGCAACATTACCGCCGTTGAAGGATCAGACGAAGCTAAGCAATTAAAAATGATGGGTGTTAAACCCGTGCGTACCCGTGATGTAGACATGCCCCGTGTTAAGTGGTGCAAGACAAACGGGTACGAGATGATTGAAAAACGCGAGTGGATGGGTAAGTACATCCCTGTCGTGCGCGTGGTAGGTAACGAATACCAAGTAGATGGTCGCATTTACATCTCTGGATTGGTACGCAATGCCAAGGATGCCCAACGTATGTACAACTACTGGGTGTCGCAAGAGGCTGAAATGCTTGCATTGGCGCCAAAAGCGCCATTTATTGGCTACGGCGGCCAGTTTGAAGGCTATGAGATGCAGTGGAAGACTGCAAACACGCAAAATTGGCCATATTTAGAGGTAAATCCGGACGTAACTGACGGAAATGGGGCTGTTTTACCGCTTCCGCAGCGTGCAGCACCGCCGTTACCTCAAACTGGCTTGATTCAAGCCAAAATGGGTGCTTCAGACGACATTAAATCGACTACTGGACAATACGATACCAGTTTAGGAGCAACATCCAATGAGCGTTCAGGCAAAGCGATTATGGCGCGCGAGCGTCAGTCTGATACTGGCACTTATCACTACGTGGACAATCTGGCGCGTGCTGTTAGGCATGTCACTCGCCAAATCGTGGATATGATCCCAAAGATTTACGACACACAACGCGTCGCGCGCATCATTGGTGTCAACGGCGACACCGACATGGTTAAGATTGACCCAAATCAGCCAGAACCGGTTAAGAAAATTGTTGATAACAACGGTATTGAGATTGATAAGATATACAACCCAAGCGTTGGTAAGTACGACGTTGTGGTAACTACTGGCCCAAGCTACATGACCAAGCGTCAAGAGGCATTGGATGCAATGGGCATGATCCTGCAAAGCAATCCGCAGCTTTGGCAAGTGGCAGGCGACTTGTTCATCAAGAACATGGATTGGCCAGGCGCTCAAGAGATGGCAGATCGCTTTGCACGGGTTATTGACCCTAAAGTATTGGGTGATGGATCAGACGACAGCCCTGAATTGCAAATGGCTAAGCAACAAATGGAAGCAATGGGGCAAGAGTTGAACCAAATGCACCAAATGTTGCAAAATGTGGGCAAGTCAATTGAAGCACAGGACATGCAACGTAAGGACTTTGAGGCACAAATTAAGCAGTTTGATGCTGAAACTAAGCGTATTTCAGCGGTTCAAGCGGGTATGACTGAGCAACAGATTCAAGATATTGCGATGGGCGTGGTTGCAGCAGCAATGGAATCCAACAGAGAAATGATGGAAATGCCAAGTCGCCAACCCGAAATGATGCAGCCAGAAATGATGCAGCCAGAAATGATGCCTGAACAAGGAATGATGCCACCTGAAGGGATGCAACAATGAAAGCCGCTGAATTTATAGGTATACTATTTTTAGCTAGGGATGTTACACACAGTGTGCATCTAAACACCCGCAGCTTTAGTAAGCATACGGCGTTAAATATATTTTACGACCGTATTGTGGGTGCTGCGGACGATTTTGCAGAGGCTTATCAAGGAC